GTGTCGCCGTTGTAGCGGCCGGTGATGGCGTAGCTGCGCTGTGGTATGCCGGCCATCTGGTAAAAGATCATCTGGCCAATCTTCATGCCAGGCCACAGCGGCACCGGTTGTAGCTGGCGGCTGTTGTGCAGCTCCATGGTGAGCGTGCTGCCATGCCATCCAGGGTCGCAGTAGCCGGCCATCAGGTGCTCCAGCCCCTCGCGGGCGCGGCTGGACTTCAACAGGAACTGAGCTGCGATGTCATCGGGCAGGTTGAAGACCTCGACCGTGTGTGCCAGTACGAACTGCCCGGGGCGCAACAGGTACGGGTTCTCCTGTGTGTGCCCACCCAGTGGGTACGGCACTAGGTCGGGGCCTTCGGCTGATTCAATCAGCAGCACGTCGCCGAGGCGGACGTCATAGCTGGCCGGGTTGATCTGCTCACGGTCGAATGGGGTGATCATGCCGCCGGTTGCGCGGGCGGTGATCTGCCAGTCGGCGAGGATCACGCTGCTACCTCCTGCTGGTGCAGTCCGGTATAAAGGCCGTGCATCGGGTGGTCGGGATTGCCTCGACCGTCGGCCTCGTATAGGTCTTCCAGCCGGTTCTGCCGCGCCAGCTGTTCGTTCGGGTCGCAGTCGTTGGTGGTGGTGGTCATCAGATCACAGTGCGTGTGTTGTGGTTGGGATCAGTCTCATCGACGCCGTGGCACTCCGGGCCGAACCCGGTGGCGACGTGTTCAGCGCTGAGGCCATCAGGCGCTGCCGGTGCATCAGCTGCGCCGAGTGACGCCAGCCATGATGCAAGCGCCTCACTGCTGGGTGTCTTCGGCGACAGCCGCAGCCACCGCCGCAATAGCTTGGCGTCACGGATGAACACCGCAGCGCAGTGGGCGTGGGCGATGAAGAAGCGGCCGTTCCAGTCGCGGCCGGTTTCAACGCTCATACCGCCTTGTAGGTGCAGACGTTCGCGGCGCATCAGGTGGCCTCCAGCTCGGCGCATTTCTGAACTTGAGCCCACTGCCAGGGCGTTGCTTTGTAGTCAGTCATTTAGCTCCAAGGCAGAATACTTGAGCTGGGCGATTGTCATACAACTTTTGGCAGGCTTGCCACTTTTGCGGCAACCACCACCAGGCGACTGCAAACATAATCAGAAGGGTTGCTACTGTGGCAATCGCAATGAACTTGTCGTCGTCAGTCATTGCCACCCTCCAGCTCGGCGGCGATGGCGAGCAGTTTGCGGCGGATGCGCGTCCACTGGTCTTGACGAGCATCGTCGTGCTCATCCCCAACAGCGTTGACCACTTCCGGCAGCACCTTGTCGACAGCAGCTTGCAGGGCGGCGGCGATGCCTTGGCGAGTCGTTCCGGCCTGGTTGAATGTGGAATCAGCCGCATCCAGCACCGCCTGCGCGGCGGGGGAGAGGTCAGTCATCGAGTTGCTCCAGGGCGCGGCGGATGATGTCAACAGAGCCATTGGTGAGGATTGTTTCACCGGTCGTGTACCGCGTCAGCGCAGTTAGCGCCTGCTCCTTCAAGCTCGGCGGTTTGGGTCGGCGGGCGGCGCGGAGCTTGTCAATAACCTTAAGAGCAAAGTGGTGCCACGAAGGGCAACCTTCTTTACCTACATAGAAAGCACCGTTTAAGGTATTTTTGCTCAACTCTACACAGCACGCCTCCAGCTCCATGTCGGCGCCCCATTGGGCGGCAGCTATAAGAACGCGTTGATCAAATGGGCTAATCACAGAAACTGGACCGCCGTATAGCTCTTCCAGCCACTGCTGCACCAGCTCCGGCGGTGGGGTGATGGGGTGGGTCATTCTTCAACCTCATAACGCTTGCCGATGGCAGCAGCCCAAGCCACCAGATCACTGGCACGCACCAGTTGCACTCCATCTTCAGGGCCATCAGCAACGCGCCAGTGGCATGAGGCAGTGTCCCTGAGAGCGCACTCGATGGCAGCCTTGGCGCCCCATGTTGCAGCCTTTGCGGCGATGTAGAGGGCCTTGTCGCAGTGGGCTGCACCGTTGGTGTCCCATTCGGCTTCCCATTGGCGGATGATTTTGGCGGTTGGGGAAATAAGGCGTGTCATTGATCGGCCTCCTCTTGCAGCAGCTCGGCAAGCTCTTCAAAAGGTGCAAGCCAATCATCGTCGCGTCTTCGGTCAATCAACCACGCCGCCACCTCACGGATCGCGGCGCGGGCTTCGGGTGCCCAGTTGACTGCCTCATCGTCCCGGCATGAGCTGTCTTCAACTCCGCTGATCGCGAGGGCCACCCGCTCCACCAGCGAGCTGCGCTCAGGTAGCCCGGCCGCCGAACGGATCTGTTCCGGCGTGGCGTTTTCGATCGCAGCCAGAGCGGCCCTAAACCGGAGGTCGTTCTCCTCTTCGTCAATCGGATCAGGCTGAGAGGTTGCAGTCTGCAGCGCCAGGTCGCAGTAGCTGGTGCCTTCGTCGCTGCTGACGATATGCGGGCAGGTGGCGCCGGCCTCCAGTCGCTCAATCCGCAGCAGGTGCTGATCGCTCCATCGCTGGAGGTTCTCTACGTCCTTGCCCCACTCCAGCGTGGCCAGGCGCATCGTCTCGTACTTGGCTTCCAGCGCCCTGACCCTGGCGCGGAGTTCGTCGAGTTCTTGCCAAAAGGTCATCGCCATAAGATCGGTTTCCGTGACAGTTCAAGTTGACTTATGCGCCACTCATTACCAGTTGCATCAGCGACGATGTAATGAGGCCAGCGCGTGTTGCATTGATTTAAGATCAGCACTGAGTGGCCATCTGGCCAGTTTCGGACGTAAGCAGTATCGCCTGGCATGAACCGCCACGGCTGTGCATTTAACTGATGCAAGTTCATTGATGAATAGCGCGGATTTCAGTAGAGCAGCCATGGCACATCCTTAGCAGCTGCTGGCGCTCAATAGCGACATCAAGATCCGACAGCTGCCACGCTTTGGCCGCATCATCCGTCAACCGCACAGCCGCCGGGATTAGGTGCGCTTGACGTGTTGGCGGCTTCACCCATTGCGAGCCACGGCGGAATCCGTATTGAGTCATGGCTTAACACCATCACGAACAAGTTGCTCGCAAGCGTTGCCGATGCCACGTTGGCAATCAGCGCGGGTGGCGTCAGTCAACCCACTGGTGACGCACCAGGCAAAAGCGCCTGCTAGGCCAAACGTGATACAGGCCCAAGCGGTGGCCAGAAGAATCGGTCGCATGGTTGATGGGATAGTGAGACGTTGCCGCCTCGTGTGCTAATTATCAGCCGCCGTCAGCGCAGCATCGCAGAGTCGTAACAATACTTAACAGCTTGCGCAGATCGCCACCTGGATCGCCTGCGTCACCACATCCGGCGGCTGTGCCGCGTCAATACGGCACCAGCTATGCTGCCCCGCTAGTGAGCTGAACCCGTCGCAAACCCGCTGCAGAAAGGCGTCACCGCCGGCTTCGATGCGATCGGCTGGGCGACCGACACGGCGACGCAGAGCCTCAGCCAATGGCAACTCCAGCAGCAGCGTGAGATGGGGGCAGATCCCGCCAGTGGCGATCGTGGCCAACTGGTCAATCAGCGGCAGCGGCAGACCGCGGCCATGGCCCTGATAGGCGGCGGTGGAACCACTGAAGCGGTCGCTCAGCACCCAGTGACCGGCCGCCAGAGCCGGGGCAATGCACTGCTGTACATGCTGAGCGCGATCGGCGGCATACAGCAACAGCTCAGCGATGCTGCTAGGTGCAGCATCGCCAGGGAAATGCAGCAGCAGCTGGCGCAGGGCCTGACCCAGCGCAGTGCCGCCGGGCTCTCTGGTCACCACCAGCTCAGCGCCAGGCGGCATCAGTCCACTGGCCGGCAACCATGCGCGCAGGCGCTCTAGCTGCGTGGTCTTGCCGCAGCCGTCAATGCCTTCCAGCACCAGAAAGCGCCCTGTGGTCATCGCCTAGCATTGATGGAACAGCCTCGACACTATGCAGGCCCGAATCGACGGCACCGAATTGGTGACCGCCAAACAGGCCCGCATCAGTTTTAGACAGAGCATCTTCGCCGCATGGCAGCATCGCTGCGCATACTGCGACGCGCCAGCGCAGAGCCTGGATCACATTCAACCGCGGGCGAGAGGTGGCCTCACGGTGCGCCACAACCTGGTACCAGCATGTCTGCGCTGCAACAGGCTCAAGGGGCACCGTGAGGTGTTCAGCTGGTGGCGGCTGCAGGCCTGGTGGCAGCCAGACGCTCAGGCGGCGCTGATTGACTGGCTGCGATCTGGCGAATAGTTGATGCACTCATGCGCAAACCCGTGGCCGTCTTCCTTCGGGTCCGGGAAGCCTAAGTCGCATTCATCGCTGCGCCAATGCTGACACAGCGCACAGCTGTATTCAGCGGTTGGTGCGCGCACTGTATGCCAGCGCGGCAGATCAGGGTGCACGTCGCGAAACGACTTCCCGATGCGCACAGAGCGCACAGCTTCACGCGAGCAGCCTAAGACCTTCGCCATCTTGTGATGACTTAGCCCATAGGACTCCAGCGCGACCTTGACCTGATCTGGTGTCATCAGCGACATTGATTCCACTCCATAGGGTCGCAGCGATCAACTGTTGTGTATGTCGCCCATCCTGCAATTGGGATCACGACCAACAGAAAGGAGATGATGCTAAGGCGATTCATTTCAGATTTGGGTTGCGTTCAGCTGGTGTCAGGCTTGGATGGTTGTTCCAGTCGTCTGGAGGTTCTGCGCAAGCTGCATGATCAGTCATAAACTGGCGGCCCATGCGTGCCGCTTCATGCAGTGAGATCGGCGGCTCCAGCTCTTCGCTATCTTGGCAGATTTCACAGTAGAACCGTGGCGGCTGACTGCAAAGATCAATGACGCAATGATCGGTCATCGTAGGGCAGACCAGTGGACGTGATAAACGCCATCACCTGATGAAACATCAATGAGGCCTAGTGCTTGCAGGTTTGTGATGCGCCGGCTGACGTTTGGCTGTGTCACCTTCCAGCGATCCATTAACTGCTGTGTGCTAACGATGCCTTCGGTTTTAATCGTTGCCAGTTCCAGCAGGTCCAAGACCTTCTGATCTCCGTACTTTTGCCGCATATCAAGTAGGCGGCGGATACGGACCGTGAATGATTCTGTCATTGGTGCGAAGGGTGGATTGGTGGATTTAGTTAATTGGCGGCAGCTTCTCAGATCGCTTAGCGATCCTTGCCAACGTCTCCTCGACTAGCTCGGCGGTGTCACCGACTGACGCAGGCTGTCTAGGGTGAACATTGAGCCAGCGGTAGGGCATGGTGCGTAGCGCCAGCTGCCAATCCTTCACTGCAATGATTGCGATCCTCGCTCCTGATGCTCCGCCAGGTGATGTGATCACCGCCCATCCGTAAGATGGGCGGCTCATGTCTGCGCAAGTATCACGAAAGCCAGGAGGATCAGCCCACGGTGAATGCGACATTGCTTCAGTCAAACAAAGACGACTGCTCAGCATCGCCTTCTGAGTTGTTGGCTAGCTCTAAGTTGCGCACAGCCTGCCGGTAGTAGCTGGGCTTTAGTTCAATGCCAATACCACGGCGACCAGCCATAACTGATCCATAGACCTCGCTACCAACGCCCATAAACGGCGTCAGTACGGTTTCGCCTGGGTTGCTCCACATCACAACTGCCCTATCAATTACGTCTAGCTGCAATGGGTGCACATGCTTCTCGTCCTCAGCATCCTTAGCTGATCGGAAATGAAGTACGTTATCAATCCTGATGTCATCCCATACGCTTGATGCGTACTGACGCCAGATCCACTGACTGTACTGATTCTTCTTTTGGTCGCCTTTCATGCCTCTGAAACCATTAAGATCAGCTGGCACGCTGCGCTCTCCGCTGTAGTGCATCAATCCGACCTCGTGAGTCACTGGCACCTGATTTTCGCCCTTACGGCGGAACATCAGCAAATAGTCAGCATTGGCAATACTGTTACGAGTGGAGTCCTCGCAGAGTGTCTTGTGATGAAGACTCTTCATCATGGTCCGATTACGCACCATCAGTGGCTCCTTCCAGATGACACGTCGACCACCGTAAGCAAACCCTCTGGCCTCGTGTTCACGGATGATCCGACCTGGAAGATCAAACATTGAATCGCAGCCGGCATTGCTGAGCGGAATGTCCATACAGTGAACAGCCGAGATACGGCCAGGCATCGTCAGTCTGGCGATCTCATCAATGCAAAAACCGTAATGATCAAAAAACTCATCATAGTTAATGCAGTTTGACATATCCCTGTCGTCGCTGCTGTACTGGTACAGGCCGGCGAACGGTGGCGAGTATACAGTGAGATGTACGGATGAGTCGGGCATGGATTGCATGACCTCTACGCAGTCGCCGTTGTAGATGGCGTATCGGTCGGTCAGCAGTTGATCTTTTACAGCCATTGTGGGAGTGAAGGCGTGGTGGTGTAGTCGTTGGTGCGCTTGATCGTGGCAGCATGATTCATCTGCGCGACCAGTTCCTCAAACATCCGCGAGGCGCGTTCAGACTTGGCGCGCATGTTTGCCAGTACCCTTGCCTCGCCGTCTGTTGCGATGACGTCAAGCTGAACGGGACGTTGCTGACCGAACCGCCAGCAACGTCTGACAGATTGATAATACTGCTCATAACTGTGGCTGGCGAATGTAACGACGTGTGCGCAGTGCTGCCAGTTCAGGCCCCATGCGCCAATTTTGGGCTTGATAATCAGTACACGCTGAGCGCCAGATGCGAAGTCCTCATACAGCTCAACCTTTCGAGTGTCAGGAGTGCGGCCAGCGATCTGCGCGGCATCTGGGATTAGGCTCTCTAACAAATCAGCTTCTGCGTTGGTGTGACACCATATCACTGCGGGCTGATCATGATTCACAATCCGTGAGGCGTACTCGCACCGCTCTTGAATTGTGCGCTTACGCTCCTCCCTTTCCTCTGCCAGGCCAAACGCTGGCAGCGAGAACAGCATCCCTTCGGGGGGGGCTGACGGTGAAATGACGTGATCGCGCTCCATCAGTGGTGGAAGGATGAATCCGTCGTTGCTGTATCCAATATCAGACGGCATCCGGCACGCACGTGCCCAGCTGGCGACCCACTGCCAGAAGTGTCCTCTGGCATGATGCTTTAGCCGCCATTGACCGATTGTCTGAGAGACGCGGAATGCCAGCTTCTTGTAATAGTTGGCGTTAGCGTCAATCATGGCCTCGGCAGATTGCTGCAGCCGCTCTTCTCGCTTCTGTCCTTTATCGTCTAACTGAGTGAAGAAGCGGCGCAGCATGTCGCTATAGGACAGCTCGCCCAGTGCTTCGGATGAGTTGCCAAGTTCTGCGTAATCATTTGGCGCGGCGGTCGCAGTGCAGAGCAGCCGATAAGGCATCTTCGCCATAAATCGGGTGATTGCTTTACGCGTGGAGCCATTAAACGACTTAAGGATGCTGGATTCGTCGCAGACAACACCATCAAAGTCATCAGGATTAAACAGATGAAGTCGGTCGTAATTGGTGATCACGACGCGCCCTGGCACGCTCCCATCACTGGATCGGTAGCACTCAATGCCGAACTTCTCACCCTCACGGATGGTCTGCGCAGCGACTGCTAAAGGTGTCAGGATGAGCACTGGGCGGCCAGTATGACGCGCCACGTTCTCAGCCCAGGTAAGCTGCATGGCTGTCTTGCCTAGTCCGCAATCCGCAAAGATAGCGGCGCGGCCTTTGCGCACTGCCCACTGAACAAGCGCTTGCTGAAAGTCAAACAGTTGATCGGGCATAAACACCGGATCAAACCCATGGTCAGCTCCGGTATTTAGCTTGCGGTAGAGGAAATCTGAATAGGAACTTGTCATTGCATGATGAGATGGGGCGGTGGCCGTCTCCGGCCGTGCGCTAATCATCCCGCCGCGCAGGCCGCCTGCGTGGCTGACGTAGCAATACTTAACAATCCAGTGGTGAGCCGATCAGCCGCCAGCGGTCCCGTAGGGTCTGCTGGCGCCCGTACAAGAACGCGCACAGCGTGCTGACAGGCACGCCATGATCCGCTGCCCACTGGCGGCGGCTTGAGATTGGCACCCTGATCTCAGCGCCAGTCTGCTGGCACTGCAGCCGCCAGGCTGGCTCAGTACCTGGCCGTGGGTGGTCGCGAAGGTAGCGCTTTACCCACCAAATCCAGGTGCCGGAGCGGTTGGAGATCGAACAGCGGCGGATCAGGCCGAGATCCTCAAGCTGCCGCAATGAGCGGTTCAGCGTCGCCCGGTCAGTGCCGAGCTGTTCGGCTAGATCGGTGAGCGACTCCCACCAGCCAGGGCAGACCTGTTCCAGCTGCACCAGCACCAGCACCATTTCGGCGCGGTGACGCTGCCGCAGCTGTGCCAGGAACTCGGGCGCGATCACATCAGAAAGGGATGCCGTAGTCGTTATCTGGCATCGCCTGCGGCGCTGCCACGGTGCCGTTCGCTGGGTTAGGCGACCATCCGACCGCGGCCAGATGCGGGGGCAGCTGCGATGGTGCGGCGGGGGCAGCAGGTGCCACAGCGGCTGGTGCCGCTGGTGTCGGGGCCTGCCCAGCACCGGCAGGCGGAATCAGCTTCCACTGCTCCACTCGGCAGGATAGCTGCATCTTCTGTTCGCCCGTATTCCGATCGGTCCATCGGTCGGTCTTCACGCGACCGATTACATGCACACGTGCACCCTTACGGCAGGCATCAGCGAATGCCTGCCCATCCTCACCCCAGATCTCCAGCTTGATCCAGTCGGTTTGCTCGCGATCGGCCAGATGCGCAATGCCGATGTTCACGTTGGTGACAGACTTGCCAGAGTCCAGAAAACGGGTCTCAGGATCACGGCCAAGGTTGCCGATGAACTGATGCTGGCTGGCGCGCAGCAGTGTTGCAATCGGGTCAGTCATTGTCGGTGTTGTTGTTGATGGTGGTCTGTTGTTCGTATTCCTCAATGTCCGTGATGCGATAAAGCACACGATTGCTGAGGCGGAGGAAAGGCGGACCTTTCCCCACAAGGCGCCAATGCGCCAATGTGCTAGTGCTCAACCGCCAACGAGCGGCAAGCGCAACGGTCGTTAGATACATCAGAAGGGATCAATGGCGGCAGGCTCAGGTTCCGGCTGCACATCCTCCACCTCTACGATCTCAGGCTGCGGTTCCGGTGCTGCAGCTGCAGCGATCTGGCGGTTGAGGGCTGCGACCACTGTGCCGCCGCCGGCGCTGACCTCCTGCACCTGAGCCGGGCGCACCTCAACCTCCTCGCGCACGCCAAGGCCAAACAGCACTTCGGGCAGATAGAGGTTGATCAGCCGGGTGGCCGCACGCCAGCGCAGCATCTGCTCTGGAATTGACTTGTACTTGTTATTACGCGTCCAGCCATCGGCGATGGCCTCGCGCATGGTCACCGTGGCGGTGATCACCTCACCGGTGTCGCGCAAGGTGGCCGATGCCGTTACCTCCAGCGCGTCGCCCTGGCCCTTGCTCTTCCAGCTGATCGGGCCCTGGAGCAGGCCGGACTTGTTGGCACGGGCGATGGCGAACCGGGCCGACGTGTTCGGCCGGCCGTTGATCACAGACATTTCCTGAAACAGCAGCATCGGGTGCTCTCCCAGCTGCTCTGCATAGAGCATCGCCACGAGACACGCCTCAGGCTTGCCTGCGAAGTGCGGCGGCACCATGCCACTCATGCTGAACGCCTTTGCTAGGCGGTAGCGATGGTCAAGCGCTGCACCGTCATGCAGGAAGGCCAGCGCAGCAGGGTTCTGTTGCTGGCTGGTGATTGCGAGGGAAGCGGATTCAGTCATGGTTCCAACCGGGGAGATCAATGGGGTCTTGGATGATGTCGCCATAGCCAGGCCAGTTGCCGGTACGCCAGCACTCGGCCAGCAACTCCATGGCGGCTTGGATGCGGCGCTGTCCGGCGGCGATCAGCGACCCTGAAGCCGGGTAGACCGCCACCGCATAGGGGCGCGCGTTCTCGACGGCGATCGTTAGAAACTGCTCAGCGCCGAGCGCGTCCTGGTTCCAGGCCGCTTGCACGTGGTAGTCGTAATTGCTGATCGCCTTGGCAAACTCAACGCGGCTGGCGTCATTTGTGGTCTTCACGTCTACCACGATCCGCCGATCTTCCGAGTGCCAGTCCGGGCGCGTCTTGCACGCCAGGCCCGTGGCCGGATCCGTCCACGTATAGGAGGCCTCGCGGCGGCCGGGCATGTCGAGCAGGAAGCGAGCCGCCGGGTGCTCTCGCACAGCGTCAGCCATCCGGCGCACCTCGTCGGCATCCTCGGGGCTGAGCACGATCTTGCCGGCGCTGCTGGCCTCGAACTCGGCCGCCAGCTCCTTCCCCACCTTGGTCCGACGGTCGAACGCTTGCGGCGGCACGGCGATCGTGGCGTCCCAGAGCTCGGGCTCCAGCACCGCTGTGTGCAGCGCTGTGCCCTTCAGCATGGCCGGCGTCGGCTCGGGCTTCTCGCGGTCCTCAGCAAGAAACCGGTCGAAGTAGTGCAGCGGGCTGCGAGCCAGCAGCTTCAACCGGCTGGGGCTGATCGCCTTGAGCTCGTGATAGGCCTCGTTGGTGAGGCCTGGGTGATGCTTCAGCTTGATGCGGTTGACAGCTTGGCCGAACTCCAGAGCGTTGGATTCGACCGAAACGTGTGTGTGGCGCATCAGCGCAGCTCCTTTGCAGGAACGTCAAGGCTGCGGCGACGCGCTTCGGCCTCACATGCGCGCTGGAAGTCCGGCGAGTTGCCTAGGCCGCGGGCGTAATACACCAAGTCCCGGTCACCAAGCTCCCGTGCCTGAAGCGCGTTGAACTCTCTTTGCCAGCGGCGGCGCTCTTGCCGGTGACGCCAATCGAGAACCCAGCCGACCTGATAGCCCAAGCGGCGAATAAAGTTCTTCATGCCCTGTGTAGTGGCTGAACAAGGGAACCATACTTGCATCCCGGTGCATCCCCGTGCATCCCGTTGCATTTCGTAACATTTCTGCACAGTGCTCCGGCGGCGTGGCACCATCAGCGCATGGTTCAACTTCGCCCCTTCCAGGCCTCAGCCGTCGCCGAGATCCGCGGCGCATACATGGCCGGCCTCCGCCGCGTGCTGTTCGTGTTGCCCACCGGTGGCGGCAAGACCTACACGTTTGTGCACATCGCTGAGCAGGCCGCCATCCGCGGCAACCGCGTCTGCATCCTGGTGCACCGCCAGGAGCTGGTAGATCAGGCCAGCCGCTCCCTCCACGCCATCGGCTGCCAGCACGGCATCATCGCCGCCGGCTACCGCCAGGATCTGCGCCAAGGCG